AAAAAAAATCAGAAGTTAAGTGGTACTAAGTTATGGCTTGGTTCAGTTTAGCTAAGATAGCTTTGCAAGCTGGTAGTAAAATTTATGCTAACAGACAAAAGGCAAAAGTTGCTATGTCTGATGCACAACTTTTACATGCAGAGCGACAAGCTCGTGGTGAGGAAACTTACCAAGGTAAATTACTAGAGGCTAGACAGACAGATCTCAAGGACGAATTCGTCCTCGTGATTTTAAGCGCGCCCATAATAATTTTGGCCTGGGGGGTTTTCAGCGACAATCCGGAAGCTCTAAACAAGGTTAAAATCTTCTTTGAACATTTCGCGGCACTTCCGACATGGTTTTCTTCACTTTGGGTACTTGTCTGCGCCAGCATATTTGGTATAAAGGGAACACAGATTTTTAGAAACAATAAAAAATAAAATGAGTATAAAACAATTGTATAAAAAGAAAGGAGAAAAATAAAATGAGTATAAACGGAAAAGTTAAATGGTTTAATACAACTAAAGGTTACGGTTTCATTGCAAGAGATGACAAAGAAAAAGATGTTTTTGTACATTCGTCAGCAGCTAGAGCCGCAAACTTACAGTTAAATGAAGGCGATTCGCTAACATTTGAAGTTGAAGAAGGTCAAAAAGGACCTTCTGCAGTTAATCTGCAGTCGGTATAAAAGGTAAAAAATAATGGCAAAAAGAAGATTAAAACCCCCTATAAAAACTATTAGTAGTATTGCACCTACTTTTGGTAAAGAAAAAACAGAGGAATATAAAAAAAAACTAAAGAACAAAAGAAAGAAGTAGACATTATCAACCAAATATAATATAAGGAGAAACTATGAGAAATGATTATGGCACAAGATGGACTCCACCTAGATTCAAAGGATCTTCTGCGTCTAAAGGCAAAAAACAGACAGCTGATGATAAGCTGGATGAGTCTTTAGGAGAGCGAAGAGGAAAAGAATCTACGAAGTCCCAAAGCTATGCGTCTAGAAGAGACGAGTCTAGAGCTACAAAAGGCACGTAATGCCCGGCAAAGAAATTAAAGGTAGAAGTAAAATTGCTAATTATAGGCATGGTGGCAGAACTGGTTTTAAAGAAGGTACTGATAAAAATGGACCTGTTCGTCCAATAGATCTTCCTTGGCCTACACCTGAGAATCCTACTCCATCTAAAAAAAAGAAAAAAAGAAAATAATGTCTCATTACGGAATTCAGATCAAAGGAACTAGTCCTATTATAGAAAAAAAACCAAGACCTTTAAGTTCTCAATCACCTTTTTTATCTGTTCACGCAGAAGGTGGAAGAATAGGTTTTAAAGACGGCGGTAATGGTAAATGGATGCAAAAAGCAAGTGCTTCAATTAAAAAAAGAGGCACTGAAGGAAAGTGTACTCCTATCACGAAAAAAGGGTGTACTGGCAAAGCGAAAGTATTAGCTAAAACTTTTAAAAGAATAGCTGCAAAAAATAAAAAGGCATAATGGCGCAAGACCCGTTACAAATACTATATAAAGTTAAAAGAAATACTGAAGCTAGAATACAACAATTGGTTCTAAGTGTTACATCCGGAAATGTTGACAGTTTCGAACAATACAAGTATATTATAGGTCAAATTAACGCATTAGAATTAGTGCGACAGGATATCTCTAACCTGCTAACTGCAAAGGAGCAAAAAGATGAGCAAAAAGGAACAGTTATCGACATCGGGCGACACACCAAAACTTAAACCAGCCCTACAAGAAAAATATCAAGAAGAAAAAAAAGAATTAAAAAATATTACCAATGAAATGGAAAAACTTCCATTACCCGTTGGATGGAGAATTTTAGTACTGCCTTTTGAAGCATCAAAAAAGAGTAAAGGAGGAATTATTTATTCTGATGACGCTGTAGAAAGAGCATCTATTGCATCAACTTGTGGAAATGTATTGGCCATGGGAAGCCAAACATATGATAAAGAAAAATTTCCAGATGGCCCATGGTGCAAGAAGGGAGATTGGGTAGTGTTTGCACGCTATGCAGGATCCCGTATTAAAATACAGGGCGGAGAAGTACGCTTGCTGAATGACGACGAAATTTTAGCAACCATCAAGGATCCAGAGGATATCTTGCATGAAATATAACATAGGAAGGAACTATGCCAGAAGAAGAAAAAAAATCTAGCAATAAGCTAGTTGATATAGATACATCCGGCCCCGAGGTTGATGTAACTGTACCAGAAGTAAAAGAAGAACCAGTAGTAACAGAAACGGAGACACATGAAGAAACTACTCAAGACAGTCCTATCACCGATGACACATCTGAGAAATCAGATGAGCGCGTGGATGTTCGAGATAGCGAGGACGGTCAAAAACAAAGTCCAGCGAAAGAGGACGAAAAGCTAGAAGAATACAGTAGAGGAGTTCAAAACCGTATCTCTAAACTGACACGCAAAATGCGTGAAGCAGAACGTAGAGAAGCAGCGGCTTTGGATTATGCACAAGCTGTAGAATCTAATAGAAAAGATATGGAATCTCACTTTGTAAAAAGAGATTCTATATATAATAAAAAGCTTGAAGAAAGTGTAAAAACAGGAATGGAATCAGCAGAAAAAGAATTAGCTGGTGCTATTGAATCTGGAAATGCGCCGGCTCAAGTTGAAGCAAATAAAAAAATTGCTTCTCTTGCTTTTGAAAATGCTAAAATTCAACAAGCAAAAGAATATCAGGAAGGTGGAGCAGTTGAACAAAAAAAACCTCCACGTCGACTTTCTGATGAACAATACCTACCAAGAAGAACTCCTACGGAGTTACCTGATCCTGATCCTAAAGCTGAAGATTGGGCGTCTAAAAACAGATGGTTCGGTTCAGACCGAGCTATGACGTTTACCGCGTTCGAGATTCATAAGGATTTAGTAAACAAGGAAGGTTTTGATCCTAAATCAAATGAATATTATAAGGAAGTTGACCGAAGGATAAAGCTTGACTTTCCGCATAAATTTGATAAAGGTGGTAGTGTAAATACGTCCGAACCCGTTCAGACGGTTGCTTCTGCTAAAAGAAGCGTTAAACCAGGACGCCAAACTGTGAGACTCACTTCATCACAGGTAGCAATTGCTAAAAAATTAGGAGTGCCACTTGAGGAATATGCGAAACAATTAAAAATCACGAAGGAGGCATAAGCATATGAGTACAAATGATAAAAAAACTTCCCGTGCGAACCAAACACGGTCTAAATCTGAAAGACCAAAAGTATGGGTTCCACCATCATCTCTAGATGCACCACCAGCGCCTAAAGGCTTTAGGCACAGATGGATACGAGCTGAAAGTGTTGGCTTTGATGACGCTAAGAACATCGCAGGTAAATTAAGATCTGGATGGGAATTAGTGAGAGCTGACTCATATGAAGGTTCGGACTATCCTGTTATTAAAGACGGAAAATACGCTGGGGTAATTGGAGTTGGCGGCCTATTGCTGGCTAGGATACCTGAAGAAATCGCGAAACTACGTAACGACTATTTCCAAAAACAGACGAAAGCTCGGGACGAAGCGATTGACAACGATTTAATGAGGGAACAGCACCCAAGTATGCCGATCAATATTGATCGACAGACACGTGTAACCTTCGGTGGTACAAAGAAAAGTTAATTTTTTAACAATTCTCAAACCAACGATTTATATTAACCCGTTTACAATTTAACGATTGTAAACATCATAACGGAGTAATACTATGGCAAATAGAAATAGCGCCGGTTTTGGATTTATTCCTGCAGCAACGTTGGGTAACACCCCAGCTACTCAGGGATTGTCTAAATATTGGATTGACGCTGCATCTACTGTTGATTTATATCACGGTGGAGCGGTTGAAATTACAAGCGGCTATGTAACATCTGCTGAATTAACCCCTGCTACAAGACCTGTAATAGGTGTGTTAAATGGTATCTTTTATAACGCGACGAGTACTAAAAAACCGACGTGGGCTAACTGGTACGAACAGCCGATTACTCCAGCTAACAGTGAAGATATACAAGCATTTGTAAATGACTATCCTTTCCAGGAATATGTTGTTGCTACAGATGCGGCAGTAACACGAGCAGGTTTCATGGAAACTTACGAGTGTTTTACTAACACAGGTGGTACCGATGCAACAGGCGTGTCCAGCACGACTTTGAATATTGGTGGCACTAATGCTAGTACTTACCAATGGAGATTGATTAGAGAAGCAGAAGATCCTGAAAATGAGGATATTACTGCTGCTTATTGTTCAGTCATCGTTGTGCAAAGCACCAATCAAATCGTCACTCAAACTACTTAGGAGCAAATAGACATGGCAATATCACGAGCACAGCTAGTCAAAGAACTAGAACCAGGCCTAAATGCACTATTTGGGCTGGAATACAAACGGTATGACAATGAGTCTGCCGAAATATACGCAACCGAGT